CCACCCGAGACATTCGTACAATAAACATTCTTTTATGAACAATACAAATTTAATTCAAAACTAAAAACCCTTAAACATGAGAGGAGGACATCTGGTTAAATCAGTTGAAGAGCATAAAAAAACAGGTACTTATAAGCCAAGCAGGCACGCAAATAGGATTCAAGAGCATTCAAAGCCATTTGAAACTTTGCCTGAACCGCCTGCAAACTTTGACCAAAGGCATAAGGATAAGTGGATTGAAGTGTGCAAAAACATTGAATCGCTTAAAATATTAGCCAATCAGGATCTTGATTTACTTGAAGTATATGTTAGGAATTGGTTCATGTGGCAAGATTCAGCACTTGAGGTAGCTGCTTCAGGAATTACTTATATTGATGAAAACGGAAAAATAACTAAGAACCCTGCTTTCAATATTATGCAAGAGAGCGGAAAAGTAATTACCCAGATTGGCGCATTAATAGGGTATTCCCCAAGAGCCAGGATGGGCATTAAGGTTCAAGGCAATGAAAAAGCAAAGCAAGCATCTATACTTGATTTGATCAAAGGAGGTGCTGTTGCAAAAATTAAAACTGGATGATAGAAAAAGCAACAGCCTATTTAAAGGGCGTAAATTCAGGAAAGATAATTGCACCCGAATGGATTAAGAAAGCAGTATCCAGGCATTTTTCTGATCTAAAAAAAAAGGATTGGCCTTTTTATTTCGATGTAACTGAAGCTGCAAGAATATTGCAAATGTTCAATATGTTTCGATATTCTAAAGGTTCAATGTCCGGGCAACCATTTGACATTATGCCTTGGTTTTCAGCTTTAGTTTATTTAGCGTATGGTTGGCAAAGAAAAACAGGAGGAAGGAGATTTAGGAAGATATATTGCAAAGTACCTCGTGGTAATGCTAAGACTGCAAATCTTGTTAATATTGCAACAATAGGATTTCTTTTTGATGGCCAGGGCGACAGCGAGGTTTATTGGTTGGCCATGAATAAGGATCAGGCAAAGATTGGATGGGACAGGCAAAGGGAGATGCTAAAGACGATGGTACAGGATTTCCCTGAATTATCAGAAGCTGTTGATATTCCAGAAGGAAAAACGTCTTCACGAATTTCTCTAAAGCATGGACTTAGCTGGGTTGGGTATGTTGGGCAAGATTCAAAAGGTAAGGATGGGTTAAATCCATATTACATTGTTTGTGATGAGTTTCACGAATGGCCTAATGATGAACTGCTTAATAAGTTTGAAAGTGGGATGGTTAAAGACAGTACCTTAAAAACTATGTCATGGATTATAACTACAGGTGGATATTTGCCTAATGGGCCAAACAGCCAATTTCTAAAAGCTTGCAAAAATATGCTTGACGGTATCGCTGAGAATGACGAACTACTTGCTTTTATATATGAAGCAGATAAAGGTGATGATTGGAGAGACGAAAAAGTTTGGAAAAAAGTTAATCCTGGCATAGGTATTTCCATAACCTTGGATGGAATACGGACTGAATACAACAAGATAGCAGCGCAAGGAATTACCAAAGAAATAGATTTTAGAGTGAAAAATCTAAATGAAGAGTATGCAAGCCAAGAAGGATGGATTTCTGATTCAGTATGGATGGATTGTACTGGAGAAATTGATTGGCAAGAATTAAGGGAACGTGATTGCTGGGGTGGGCTTGACTTAGCAAACACAGGGGACTTCAATGCTTTTGTTTTATTCTTTCCTGCTGATCCTAATATTGAAGGACAAAAGTCTGTTATTATTCCACATTTTTGGATTCCAGAGGAAAGCATGGAAAAGCACAAACGCAATAGACCATTCTTGTGGCATTGGGCAAATGATGGATATGTGAAGGCTACACCTGGTAACGTAACAGACTATGAACTTATCAGAAATGATATAAAACAAATATGCGCTCCACTTCGACTTCAATCAATTGCATACGACAGAGCATTAAGTAGCTATTTAGCACCTGGTCTACAAGAAGATGGAATTGAGATGAAGATCTATTCTCAATCATGGGGAAACATGGCCCCACCAGCTCAGTACTTTGAACTTTTAGCAAATGCAAAAAATATTCAAAGAGAAGACAATAAGATTCCTGAATTTTTGCACGATGGCAATCCGGTAGCAAGATGGATGATGTCAAACATTGTGATGCAATACGACAGAAATCAGAACCACTTACCAAGCAAAGGCGCAAGCAATGACAAAATAGATTTTATTTCTGCAACATTAAATGCAATTGGTCAGTGGCTAACTGACAGAGGTGTTCCAAAAGTTACATCCTATTTATTCGATGACGAAGCAACAATTTTAAACATATAAGATGCAAATTTACAATTCAAAAAAATTTCCAGAATCTAAATTAGCCCATAATCTACTTGATGGACTTAGAGGCATTGAGATAGGAGGGGCATACCACAATGCTTTTGGATTGATGACAATCAACATTGATAAATTCAGCCATACTGATCTATCATTTGAACCTTATGCAAATGAACAAGTAAGATTATGCGGTGAAGTCATGCCTGTTGATATAGTATCACCTGGTGACGATATAAAAGTTCCTTCTCAGTCTTACGATTTTGTAATTAATAGCCATGTAATTGAACATTTTCATAATCCGATAAGAGCAATTCAAGAATGGATGCGAATTGCAACGCAGTATATTTTTATGATTGTTCCGCAAAGGGATGCGCTTGAAAGTGATAAGGATAAACCTTTAACAGAACTTCAGGAGCATATTGATAGGTATTTTAATCATGTTGAAGGTACAAGTGATGAACATCACAGCAGGTGGACTGCTAATTCATTTATCTCAATGTGTGATTGGATTTGCTTGCAAACTTGGGGCAAAAATTGGGATATAGTAAGAGTTGACAGTCCTGATGACAAAGTTGGCAATGGATTTACTATTGTATTAAAACAAAAAAATACATGAATGCAACAATAGACCGACCTGCTGTTATAATGATGGTTAAGGATGAGTCGGATATAATAGCTAAATGTCTAAAGCATTGGCTTGACCATGGGGTAACGGATTTTTATATTTGCGACAATGGATCAACTGATTGGACTGACAAGATTATTGAGGAATTAAGTAGTGGGAGAGGCATAAATATTACATTGAGCTATGATAACGATCCAACATTTGCCGGTGAGCGAATTATTAATGAGCTTAAAAATAAAGCGATAGAAGATGGTCATAGATGGATATTCCCTGCCGATGCGGATGAGTTCATTCAACTTCCTCAGAAGTATTCATCTCTTAGTGATTTTTTAAAAACACTAAACCATAATGAAAAGCCATTTTTCCTTCAAATGAGATATTTGAATGTATATCCAGGTGGCGGTACTTTGTGGCAAGATCCACAGACAAAAGTCTTTGGTTGGTTTGATAAAAATATGCTTATAAGTATCGGAAGCCACATGATTAATGGCAAAGAATCAGAGATAAATTATGCTATATATTATAAGCACTATCAATTTAGGACAAAAAAACAATTAGAAAATAAGATATTAAATCATGGAAAATCTATGACTGAAATGGGATTGACTGATAATAGATATTATATCTGGTATCAAGACTATTTGAAAAACCCATCTGGATGGATTAAAGAAAAATGGAATGAACTTTTAAATGCCGGGGTAGACAATTCTGCTCCAAGATGGTTATGAAAATACGAATACTTGCAGTTGATAATCCAAATCTTGATGGAGTAACGTGGTGGCGTAATATCAGACCATTGTCTGAATTACAAAGGAAGTGGGAGGATATTGAAATAAAACAAGTTTCTGAAAAAGCAACAGCAACTGATTTGCTTTGGGCTGATGTTGTTTTGATGTTCAGACCTATTACAGCTAATAGTCTTGCATTCATTCAGATGTGTAAGAATTCACTATTCAATATTAAAGTTATCATTGATATTGATGACAATTTATGGAGACTTCCACCTGGACATCCTTCAGAAGCAGATTACAATGAGTCAGCACAAATTTTACACAAAATATATGCTCTTGCGGATGGCATTTGGTGCAGCACCGATCCATTAATGGATTTTTGTGATGCACGAGATGGTAGGGGTGTAGTTGTGCCTAATGCAATTCTTGAAAATGAATTGCCTGAAAAGCCAAGCGATTACAAAGGAGTAGTATGCTGGAGGGGAAGTGCTTCACAGATTGCTGATATTCAAAATGAGGATGCAGTTGAATTATTTGAGGAGAATTATCAGCAATATACAAATTGGCTTTTTTGGGGTTATCATCCTTCAAGTTATAGAACTGATAATTCAAGAGGATTAAGAAGAGTAGATCTAATTGAGTACATATCTGGCATATCAAAGGTAGGGATTAACATTATGTGGAAGCCTTTGCAAATTAATGAGTTTAATGACGCAAAAAGTAACATTGCATGGATTGAAGCTACGATGGCTGGTGCAGTATGTGTAACAAATTACGCTACTAAGCCAGGATGGGAGTGGTCAATTGATAAATTTACTACTAATACTGATTTTATCGAATCACAATGGTCTGCGAGCAAATCTGCAATTATAAAGCATTATAATCTTGACAAAGTAAATGCAATCAGATACCATCATATCCTTCAAATTCTTGGATTAGAAGGGAAAACAATTTAAGCATGATAGATACTGACTTTGAAAAAAGATCCGCATTATTAACCAATGAAGGATATTTTGACCGAGTTCGAGAATTATGTATGGCAGGAAGTAGTGTTAAGGATGCATGGATTCAGGTAGAAAAAGAATTGCCTTTTGGCTTAAGAAGATTTGAGCATTACATTAGCTTTGAAAACGCAAGATGCAGAGAAGCTTATGGAGCTTTGAGAAGGCCTAATTTTAAGGGTAAATAATGATGCGGATAATGCGGATTTCCGCATTATCCGCATTGTTAATAAAACCAGACCTTACCTCACCAAACCTCACCGAACCGCACCCCACCCCACCCGACCACACCCATTAGCCTTACCATACCATACCTGACCCCACCTTACCTTACCGTACCACACCATACCTCACCCATTAGCCTTACCATACCTTACCGCACCGTACCCTACCATACCCGACCTCACCGAACCTTACCTAACCCATTAGCCTTACCATACCTGACCATACCCCACCCTACCTCACCGTACCTAACCCATTAGCCTTACCATACCTCACCGTACCTCACCATACCCCACCTCACCACACCACACCTGACCCGACCCCACCCATTAGCCTTACCTTACCATACCTAACCAGACCCCACCCAACCACACCACACCTCACCGTACCTAACCCATTAGCCTTACCTAAGCGGCAACTTCAATTGAAAACCCATCAACACGGTAACGGCCATGCGATGGGCGAAAATCGCCAATACCCTGAAACTTGCCTGCATAGTCCATAATTTCACGAAGTCTTGCAGGTGGCAAGAAATCAGAAGCCAATATCATTATTTTGAAAGTAGCCGTCCATCCTTCATTAAATCCAGGACGTTGACGAGTTATGCCAGCACGCTGAATAACAACTCGTCTGGCATCAATATAGTCCCATGTATTAACTCCTTCATTTATAAGTGCATATTCATCATAAGGCACACAAATGGAATTTAGTTTGTCATACATTGATTTTCGTGGGCTTGATGGATCGGCAAACGCTTTGCCCGCATATCTGATTGATGCACAAAAATTCGCAGTAGGAATTGTGATTAGTCCTTTTTCATTGCGAATAACATAGGATTCTATGTCATCAGTTTTTTTTGTTGTACTGTTCTTTAGGCTGCTCGCCTTTACATCTACGATACTCTGTTTCCAGCAGTGAAAAAGTTTTTTTGCTGTCCCAACTATTTTAACCGTAGCCAAATAGGGACGTTGCGCATCAATTAATGATTCAGAAGCATTTTCGAGGTTATTAAAAACCTCACCTTCATTTTTGGACTTTGCCATAATTTAAAAATAAAAATGCGCTTTAATCAAAACTATCTGGGGCAATCAGATAGCATGACTAAAACGCAGATAAATATTTTGTTGCATCATTGCCCGATGCTGTGATTCTGATAGCACAAAGGTAATTTGTATTTAACTACATTTTAGTAGTTAACCTCACATTTATTTTTCTACAATGTATTAGCCCCATCTTTGTGTTATGTGGGAGATATTCAGAGCATTAACAACATCATGGATGGGAGGAAATACCTCCCTTGAATCACCATCTGAAGAATCACGCTCACAACTTGGTGGAGTTAATTCATTTGACATCTGGGGATTCCCTACTGATTGGACGGCAGGCAAATCAGTAAGTATAAATGGCGCATTGTCTGTGCCTGCCGTTTGGGATGCAGTGAAAAAAGTATCTGAAACCTTGGCATCTCTTCCATTTGATATTTTCAGAAAAACTGACACAGGCAGTCAACCTGCTGAAGGACATCCAGTCCGTTACCTTATTCGTACTGAACCATCTCCCTACGTTTCATCCTATGATTTCAGGAGGGCATTATTTGCAAGAGCTTGCTTTGGCGATGCATTTGCAAGGATTCACAGAAATGGCATAGGTAGACCTGTTCGCCTTGAATTAATGAGCGGAGGCATTCAAGTGTTGGAAAAAGAAGATGGAACAAATATATATGTATGGGATTGGAGTAGAGCTGGACAATCCGGTAGAGTAATATTAATGCCGCAGGATGTGATTCACATTAAGGGCTTTTCAATGGATACGAAGCAAGGCATGAATGTAGCTGCAATGCATCGTGATACTTTAGGATTTGCAATTGGTGCAAATCAGTACGGCAATGCGTTTTTTACCAATAATGCTTCAGTTGATAAGGTGCTAACCTATCCTGGAATGCTTACGAAAGCGCAAAATGATCAACTTCAGAATAAGATTGCAAGCGTCTCAGGTTCAAGAAAATCAGGTAGTACATTGGTATTAGATGCAGGGATGGATTTGAAAACGATTGGCTTGAACCCTGAGCAATCTATGTTGAATGAAAGCAGAGGATTTCAGGTCAATGAAGTAGCAAGGGTATTTGGTGTACCTGTTCATCTTTTGCAAAATATGGACAGAGCAACATTCAACAATATCGAAATGATGACTACCCTATTTGTAACACTTTGTCTTCGCCCATGGGCAGTTCAAAGTGAGCAAGAAATGGGAATTAAGCTATTAACAAGAGACGAAAAAGAAACAGGAAATCTATTCTTCAGGCACAATTTCGAGGGACTGCTTCGAGGTGATAGCGCAAGTAGATCAGCTCTTTATGCTTCTGCCATCCTAAATGGTTGGATGACAAGAAATGAAGTAAGAGAAAAAGAAAATCTGAATTCAATTGAAGGACTGGACAAACCGCTTGTTCCAGCCAATATGTCAATTATACAAGAAAATGGGAAAATTGAAATACCAGAAGTCCAAGAGTCGCAAGATGCGCAAGGCACGACAAATACTCAAAAACCAGTCTCAGGGCAACCAGGGTCGGGTGGAAAACAACAAGCAAATGGAACTCCGCAAGATCAACCAGCAAATTGATGTAGAGCGTAGATATGCTTCTACTGATGGCCTTGAACTTAAAAACGCTGACACAGGTCAAGCGATGCTAAAAGGGTATGCTTTGCGATTTGGATCAACCTATGACATGGGTTGGTTTACAGAAGAAATAAGCAGATCAGCACTGGATAATGCAGACCTAACAGATGTCCGAATTTTATTCAATCACGATCCAAATCAAATATTAGGTAGAACATCTGCAAATACAGCAAGAGTAGGTGTTGATTCAACTGGACTATGGTACGAAGTTGATTTGCCCAATTCACCAAATGGTCATAATGCAAGAGTAGCTGTAGAACGTGGTGATGTCAGCCAAAGCAGTTGGGGATTTATGCTAAATCGTAGCCAAAATGAAAGTCCTGATAAATGGGAAATCAGAGATGGCAAAGAACACCGAACAATTACAGATGTAAAGAAAGTATTAGATGCTTCACCTGTTACTTTTCCTGCAAACCCAGATACAAGTATTGCAAAACGCTCTTTTGATATGCAAAAACGAACAGGGGAATATATGGAGCTACCAAGCCCATCAGAAATATTTGCATCTATAATTTCTGAAGCTGCTGAATGTATAGATGAATGTAATGAATGTATTGAATGCTGTCAGGGATGCATTGATAATGCAGATACATACATTTCATTAGATCCTATGAATTCGGATCTATATACGCAGATGAAAACTAACTGTCAGGCAAGTATTGACGCTTGCAAAGTAGCAATACAAACTCATACTGAGATAATTGCGGCAGCAAACGGGAAAAGAAACAAAACTGAAAACAATAATTTCTTTAACAGCGCATTCGAGGAACTCGCAATTTTTGAAGCCTCGTTGCTAACAATTTAAATACAAAAATGAGTAAAGTTCTCGAATTACAAAGCAAACTTGACTCGCTGTTAAATGAACAGCGAGCTATGACACAAGCCTCTCCAGGCAAAACTCCTGAAGGTTGGATTAAGTCTGTTGAAGCTCGCAATGAGTTGATGGATCAAATTAAATACCAAAAGGAAATTGACAATCTCGAAAAAATTTCTATTGCTGTTCAAAGCGAAAACGAAGAAAGCCGAGCTAAAAACACAATTGAAACAAAACCATCGCTCACTTATGACGATGTATTTTGGCGTTATATGTCACGAAGTTCAACAGCACCCTTGCATGAATCTGAAATGCAACTGTTAGAAGCTCGTGGCACAAATACCCAAAAAACATCAACTAATTCATTAGGCGGATTCTTAGTACCTCAATCATTTTCAAATCAACTTGAAAATATGATGCTGTACTATGGTGGAATGATGGAGGCTTGTGGCACTTACGAAGATACAATTGGTGGGACGCTTTCATGGCCTACAGGAGATGATACATCTGTAACTGGTGCTATCACAGCTCAAGGTGTTGATATGGTGGTTAGTGATTTAACTTTTGGTCAGGTTACATTTGGTGACTATTCAATTGATTCAAATATTGTTAAAGTATCTCGTGAATTGATTCAGGACGAGCGAGTTAACTTTTTACAAAAAGCACTACTTGAAAATATTGGTCGTAGGCTTGGCGCAAAGGTTAATACTCTGCTCACAAATGGTACTGGATCTTCACAGCCTTACGGATTAACTGTAGCATCAACTACATCAGGTGGTACTACTGCTTCAGCGACAGCAATTACAAAAGCTGAAATAATCAAGTTTTCGCATTCTGTTGATCGTAGCTACAGGTATGGCCCTAACGTAGGCTTTATGATGCATGATACCATTCTTGCGTATCTGCGCACTCTGGACGCTACTACAGATACTACGCACTTATTCGTAGATACAATCATAGGGGGTGAACCTGTTACAACCTTACTTGGCCGTCCAATTTTCATTAACAATGATTTAGAGCCAGCCAATTCAACAACTGGTCTACCTGTGACTGCGAAAAAGCATATCTACTATGGTGACTTTTCAAAGTACATCATTCGTAAGATTGCTCCAATTTCGATTGAACGTAATGATCAATTATACTGGGCTTCAAAAACAGTTGGATTTATGGGTTGGTTGCGAATGGATGGTAACCTAATCAACAACAAAGCAATAAAATCATTGCTTCAGGCATAAGTTAATGAAAATCATAGCATTAGTCTCTAAGGGAATATTTAAGGCAGGCGTGGAATACGACTTGCCTATTAAAGAAGCAATGGCAGCTATCATAGCTGGCAATGCAGAACCCTTAGAGGCTAATGTATATGATTATGAAAAAGCAATTCAAAAACAAACACGATGGCTTACAAGGTAACAATTCAACCAACGGTAGAGCCATTCACAGTCGCATACGTTAAGAATTGGCTAAAAATACCCTCAAGTGTAACAACTGATGATACAATTATTGATAACCTAATACATTCAGCAAGAGCGTGGGCTGAACATGGAACAGGAAGAGCATTGATGAATCAAACTATTGAGGAATACTTTGATGGTTGGCCTTATGCAATGATATTCAATTTATCAGTTGCGCCAATTCAAACAGTATCATCAATTGCATACTTGGCAAGTGGTTCTTATGTGACTTGGAGTGCAAGCAATTACAATGTTGATACAGTAAGTGAACCAGCAAGGATTGTACCTAAGTTGACTGCGAATATTCCTAATTATGACCTTTATACGCCAAATGTTATAAAAGTGACATATACAGCAGGAGCAACAGCAACAACTTTAATTCCGATGAATATCATGCAATCAATGTTGCAAAAAATAGCATTCATGTATGAAAATAGAGAAGACATACCCCTTAGCGGTACTAATCTGCCAAGACAAAGGTCAGCAGATGCATTACTCATGCCTCAAAGATTACTATAAATGGCAGGTCTTTCAAAATTGCTCAATGACATCGGGGCAATGGATCAACTCATTAGCATCAGACAGTATTCCAGAGTGGCAGATGCAACAGGTGGGTGGATTGACACAGCAAGCTACTTAGCTGAAGAAATATGGGCAAAGATTGAATACACTTCAACAAGTAATGAAGGTACGAGAGGCGAGGATCAGCAAATAGTAGCTTGGAACGTAGTTAAATTTACATTTAGAGATTTTTGGACAATTACAGAAACAATGCGAATAGTATTTGATTCAGACGAATACGATATAAAGAGCATTACAAAATTAGGTAGAAGTAGGTTTGTAATAATTGAAGCAGAAAAAAGAGACAATTTGACTTAATATGAATGCAGTTGGAGCGATCAGAAAAATAATATTAGATGACGCTACAAGTGTGGCCTTATTATTCAATTCGACATCTGTTTATCCTATTATTCTGCCTCAGCAAAAGGAGTATCCAGCAATTACATTAATGCTAACTGATTCAAAGGCAAATGACTCAAAAACACAGACAAGTCCTATTGATAATGTAGCTGTAGCAATAACTATTTTTGGAAAAACCTATGATAAAGTACAACAGATTGATACTGCAATTCGTGCAGCAATTGACGGATTTGAAGGTACTGTAACAACATCAGATTTGGTTTCTCATTATATTGATGGAGTCAGATTTTTAAGCAGAAAAGATGATTTCGATTCAGAAAGCATTCTATTTGTAAGGCAATGCATATATGATGTAAGATATTACATAAGTCCTTCTACATTGCCTTATACGACACAAATTCAAGATTGGATGGATACGTTGTTAGAATTTGGCAGCGATACAGCAGCAGGGGCAGGTGGTATAGTTATAGGTAATTATTACATGACTAATAATACTCACGTTTCACTACCTGGAGGCGTGGCTAAAATGCGCAAAGTATAATGGAAGGATATGATAAAATTAAAGAAGAAGTTGAATTTGCTGTAAAGCAATTAAAAGCCTGTGGTGATGTGTATTGGAAAAATAGGCAAAGAGTAGCTGGTTTAGGTGGTGCTTATTTTGCGTCAACAGCTGAAGCAGCAGCTCCAAAATCAAAATATAAGCACTCAAGATACAGCACACCAAAATCAACTAAATCAATAAGAGCCCCAAATGGAATGGGTCAAAAAGTTGCAACATATTATCCAGGCAACCTTGCAAGATCTTTCCATGTAATGAAATTTAAACAAGCTGCATCTAAAGTATTTGTAGGCGCAAAATTAGATAAAAGAGGATCACGGGGAATATTTTCAGGAAGCAGAACAGATGGGTATTATATGCATTGGCTTGAAGAAGGAACTAAATCTTATAAAGAAAGAAGAGGACAATCTGCTACACACTTTTTTAGGAACAGTTGGAGTAAAAGCCAGGGACGAATCTACAAAATTATGCTTTCCGAATTAATGCGAATAGGTGCAAAATTTGAACAAGAACACAAAATACAATGAAAGTAGAATTACTTGAAGATGTAAAAATTGAAGGTAAAGTATATCCTGCTTGTGCAGTAATAGATGTATTTGACTGTGAAGCAATTGATTTAATTAAAAATAATAAAGCTAAAACTGTTCCTGATGGAACAATGGCAAGAATAAAGGCATACGGTAATACGGGTTGTCTTCCTCAAAATAATAACAAATCAAAAAACAAATAAGCCATGGCAACAACTGGAGTAGTAAATTCCAAACTAATGCGATTGAAATTTGGTGGCACTTATATAACCTGCCAAACTAATGCTGATCTAAAAGTTACAAATGGCACACGCCAAACAACCTGTAAAGACTCTGGGCAATGGGAAGAATTCCTGTATGGGCAAAGTAACTGGACAATATCAGGCGATTTGAATTTCAGCTATGATGCAGCGCAAGGAGGTACAGCAATATATGATGTAACAGTTGGTCAAACACTTGCATCACTTGTGTATGGCACAGGTGTATCAGGTGATATTCATTGGTCAGGATCAGCTGTAATAACTGAATGGTCTTTGTCAAGTCCAGGACAAAATGAAAACGTAACGTGCGCCTATTCTTTTCAAGGAACAGGAACATTGACCAAATTTACCTTATAATGATTTCAGTAGAATATATTGAACTTGGAGGCGAAAAGCGACCAATCCTTTTTGGACTTGCAGCTTTTCGCCTCCGAAAAATGAGAAGCGGGAAAAGCATGACTGCATTTTTTGCAGAATTACAGAATCAAGACGAGCCTGATGTTATTTTTAATGCTGTAGCAGATTTGACTTTTTGCGCACTAAAAACAGGTGATAGATGTGCAAATATATCAGACAGACCAGATTACGATGAAATGGACGTATCAATATGGATTGATCAAACACCAGGCAGCCTTGAGCTATTGTCACAATTAATTCTTAACTCATTACCAAAATCATCAGTAGGGGAGGGCGATGATACTCCGGGGGAGTCGAATCAGACTGGGATTTTGACGAGTTAGAAATCTCAGCAGGTAGATTAGGATGGAGGCAAACTGATTTTGATTTTTGCGAACCTCGGTTCTTATTTAATTCAATAAGGGGCAAAAACAGAGCAGACATGGAAAGCTCAAGGCTTACAGCGTACTATTCATCTCTAATTCATTCACCAAAAACATTAAAATTACAGGATTTTGGAATTTTCCCATGGGAGAATGAAAAGGATTATTCCCCACGATTTACAGAACTTAATAAGGAAGCATTTGACAGATTAGATGCATTAGAATTTTCACAATCAGATAATTAAAAATGGCAACGATAGCTTCACTTAATATATCTGTAGGACTGATCACAAAAGACCTTCAAAAAGGATTAGGTGGCGCAGAGCGTTCTTTGCGCCAAAGTGGTGCAAAATTTTCAAGAATAGGCAACGACATAACTACAAGTTTGTCGTTGCCTATTGGCTTGTTAGGATTCTCAGCGATTAAGGCAGCAGGCGAATTTGAGGCAATGACAATGGCAATCCGTGCTACTTTTCAGAATGCAGGGAGAAGCATTTCAGAAGCAGATGCGGAAATTGAAAAGCTAAGAAAATCAGCAAAAGCCCCAGGACTTGATTTTGAACAAGCTGTAAAAGCTTCTATTAGATTGCAGTCAGTAGGATTATCTGCTGAATCTGCAAGAAATACAATTGAAGAGCTTGCAAACGCAATAGCGTCTACTGGGGGAACTGCTGAAAATCTATCAAGCGTAACTGTTCAGTTTTCGCAGATGATTTCTAAGGGTAAAGTTCTTGCAGGGGATTTAAGGATTGTGCAAGAAAATCTTCCTATTGTTTCTGATTTAATGCAGAAGGCTTTTGGAACCTCTCAAGCAGAGGATATTCAAAAATTAGGCATTACAGGAAAAGAATTTGTGACTAAGATCACAGCTGAAATGGGGAAACTGAAAAGAGTTCAGGGTGGAATGGCAAATAGTTTAGTAAATGCTGGATCAGCTTTCAAAGAATTTCTTTCCAATATTGGTGATGAAATAAATAAGGTATTTGATCTTGATAAACAGGCAAACAAATTTGGAGATACGCTAAGTGAATTGACAAACTGGTTTAAGGGGTTAAGCGATGGAACGAAAAAGTTTATTTTTGAGATGGCCTTAATGGTTGTAGTTATAGGCCCTGCATTAAAAGCATTCGGTAGCATAGTTTCACTTGGATCAACAATAGCTGGAGTTTTCAAAGGGTTAGCTGGTGTGATGGGCAATTTATTGACAGGTAATATTTTAAAAGCTGTTGATGCATTTAAAGCATTAAATGCTGTGCAAAAAGCAAATGTAATAGGTGCTTTAATTGCAGCCGTAACTGCATTATACTTTGCATACGATGCTTATGCACATTCTTTAAGTGCTGCTCAAATAGCTCAAAAATCAGTCCATGATGCAGAATTATCAGCTTTAACAAACGCTCAGGAACAAAAAACTACAGTAGATTTACTTGTTACTTCTTATAAAAACGAGAAAACAACGCTTGATGAAAAAAAGCAAATTCTTGAAAAGCTTAAAAGTATCTCGTCAGAATACTATGGACAAATAAAAGTAGGTAAAGGTGATGTAGATGCAATAACTGAAGCCACAAAGAATTATGTAGAGCAGCTTGTAAATACTGCAAAAATAGAAGCATTCAAGTCAAATATTGTTGAAGCCCAAAAAGCTGTGACAAATATGAATGAGACTATTGGAGCAAGTTATAATCCAGTTGTTTATTTTGGAGCGGCAATGCAGGGGCTTAGTTCAGCAATTCGTGGAAATAGTATAGCTCAAGGTTATAACAATTTAATCAATGAAGAGCATAATAATCGAGTTGAAGAGGGCATTAAGGTTCAGAATGCAAAAATAGCAGCGAATGAAGAAGCTATTTTTTCTATCACTAAAATAACAGCAAAAACAGCAGAACAGATAAAAGCAGAAGAAGATGCAGCAGCAGCAGCAGAAAAATTAGCCACAGCTGAAGAAAATAAAGCAGAAAGGATAGCTGCGTCAAAAGAAAAGGAAATTGAAAAAACAAAAGCACTAAAAGAAGTACTTAATGATATTAATAATGAAAATATCTTACAAAAATCTTTAGGTATTGATGATTTAGGGAATAAATTAGATGTTGCTAAAAATGGATTAAAAAAATTAATTGATGCAGGTTGGAATCCTAATTCTGCTGCGGTAGTAAAATTATCAGAGGATGTAAAAGACTTACAAAAAGAGTTTGACATTCTTGAACAAATAAAACCTACAAAAGTATTAATTGATGTAATAAAAAAACCAAGCAGAGATAATAAATTGCCAGATGCCCCAATACCAAATAAGGGGATTGCCGAAATTGATGATCCAGCTTTAGCAATACAAAATGAAAAAGATATTGAGGGGGCAAAAAAAGAACTTGCAAAACAAGCAGCACAAGCAGGTTTAGACATATTCAACAATATAGCCGATCAGAAAAAAGAAAGAGAACTCAGGGATCTTGACGAAAAAGGAAAAATAATGTTGGCAAATGCAAAAGGCAATGCCAAATTGGAAGCTAAAATACAAGCTGATCTTGACAAGCAAAAAGCAGCAATTGAAAAGAAAGCAGGTAATAGAAAAAAAATATCTGCAATGACTCAAGTAGTAATAAATACAGCAGTAGCAATATCTGAGCATTTAGCTAATCCTATTATGATTGGATTAATTGCAGCAGCTGGGGCCATTCAAATGGCTGTTATTGCGTCTCAGAAATTTGCAGCAGGCACAAGAGATGCACCAGGTGGTATGGCATTAGTAGGTGAACGTGGGCCTGAAATTGTAAACATACCAAAGCATTCGCAAGTATTTAGCGCAGGACAAACATCAACAATGTTAAGAGGCGGAGGTGGTTCAAACATAAATCTATCAGGTGAATTTATGGTAAAGGGAACAGATTTGGTATTAGTTTTGGACCGCACTCAAAATAAGCTTTCAAGGGTTCGATAATGGCAATAAGATTCACAGGTACATTCAAATCACCTCGTACATTACCTACGAGTCCTGACTATACTCATGATTACACAGTTAATGTGTATGATTCAAGCTATTCAGGATCACCGTATACAGTACAAATTGAATCCTGCACAATTAACTATGACTCAGGATCAGGTGAAGACATTAGCAGTCCGCTCATAGGGAGTACGGCTAAGATTGGAATAATAATACCTACAAGCGATGCAACATTAACAACATTTGTAACTGACTTTGCTACTAATGGTTTAGACCGTTTTTTCCTTGAAATAAAAAACGGTGCTTCAGGTGTGTGGCGAGGAATCATATTAGCGGACTTTACAGGCGAGGAAGACATTGCACCGAATTTTGTTTTTTCAATGTCAGCTATGTGCGGCATAGGAATGCTGAAGAAAAAACCCTATAATTCAGGAACAGCAATATTTACAGGCATTGATCGAATTATAACACACTTTACAACAGCATTAGGCAAATTACCTCACGTTGCAAGTCTTTGGGGTGGATCAGATGTATTTTTGAAAACATCAGTAGATTGGTGGTCAAGTGCAATGACATCAGGCGCATCATACGATGCTTTCTACCAAGGTGGATTAGATCACGCTGTTTTCTATGACTACAATACAGAGGGCGGCATTGATGAAGATGTATTAAGTTCTTATGATGTACTTTGGCATATACTCAAGTCATTTGAATGTAGAATGTTTCAGATTGATGGTGTTTTCTGGATTGAACAAATATCATATAGGACTTCGGCATCTTTTTATTCACGACATTATTCAAAAACAGGAGGTTACCTTGCAAATGCAGTGGTAACAGGAACAAGTACAATAAATCAGACAATATCAGGAGCAAAGCTAAAACAAATAAATTACGACTTTCTTCCAGCACTCAGCCAGACTAAAGTATTCTACGACATTAAGACAAGGCGTAATTTCCTAAATGGTGCAAGCATTACTGCCACATCACCTAATATTGATTTTGATCAAGAAATTTCATGTGATAATTCAAAAGCTATTTGCAGAATAACAGGTCGTATCAGTTACAAAGTAACAGCTACAGCAACCGTACCTATTCAGGCATTCTTAGTGCCTACAATTAGCCTAAAAATAGGAGCTTTTTATTATAAAAGGCCATATACAATTACAAATTTCTCGTCTCATATAGGAACTGGATATTGGAATACGGGAGCGGGTTCATTTGGCGTACCAATTGGCCCACTTCAAATGCCTTTTTATCCCACAGGATCAATACTATCTGGAACTGTCAACTTAGATATTCTTACGACTGTATTGCTTGATGATGGTGATGCAAATACATTAGAATTTGACTTTAGCACAATATTATCTTCCCAAGGTACACCAATTTACAGTGGATACACCTTAGAATGGTCTGTGGATGGTATTTTCCTTGAAGTAATTGACAAGGGAACTACGACTATTACTGAGGATCAAATAATGTACATATCAAATAATAGTGTAAGTTCTTCAGAAAAGTACGAAACAAATATTAGGATAGGTAGCGAATCAAATGCAAACTCTCAGGGTAGGACATTTTTTTGGAATGGCACTACATGGGTAGCTGCAACATCGTGGGGACAAGGTTCAGATGCGAGAAATACAAGCATAGGTCAAATTTTAGTTAAGAATTTGCTTAATTCAAGAGATACGACAAGAAGGAGGTTAAACGGTAGCCTATTTGGTAATTTGTCACCTCGAAAATTAATATCTACCTCAGATGGGATAATATGGATGTTTTCAGCACTTCAATGGGATTTGACTCAAAACGTAACAAGAGGAACATGGTTTGAATTGGATTATGGAAGTGCTGGGGTAAATTCAACACCCGTAAAAGTAAAAGTAACGCAAAATGGGCCTACTTTTCCTCCCATAATCGGCTCAAATAATCCTAACGGATTAACGAACAATTCACCAGGCATGAACGTAAATCCTGGGCCTACAGTTCTTGCCCCTGTAGCATATAATGCACTGGATTCAGGAATAGATGAAGGGGATACGGTTACAAGCATTCCAATCCAGGTAGCATCATTGGGTAATGAGTTTCTTGTTGGTGATGGTGTCACAATTGTAAATCCTATCACAGGACAATTTCAGACGTTCACCGTATCAGCTGTTCCGGCATTAGGTGCAACATCTATATCGGTAACAAGCGCAACGGCCACAAACGATTTCCCTGAGGATTCATACTTGGTTGTAAAACAAGCCGCTTACGCATTTTCCTTGCCTTCAGCGGTACAAGGTCAGGTATTACGATATAATGACACTACAGACGCATGGGAGGCTTACAGCGGCACTACAGATGGCCATGTGCTTACATGGGATACTGCAAACGGATGGCAGGGCGAAGCATCTATAGCAAATATAGCGGATGGGGATAAGGGCGATATAACAGTAAGTGGTTCGGGTGCAACGTGGACTATTGATAATAATGTTGTGACAAATGCAAAGTTTCGTCAGGGTGCTGCGCATTCGGTGGTAGGAGTATCAGGTAACGTTACCAGTAACGTTACTGATATTGCTTCAAGTGCAGCCAATCAAGTTTTAGTTTCAGATGGTAGTAATTCAAGCATTTCTTTTGCAACTGTAAATACAGGAGGTATAACTAATAGCGCAGTAACTTACGCAAAAATACAAAACGTAGGAGCAACAAATACGCTCCTTGGCAGGCGATCAGCTGGAGCAGGCGTTGTTGAAGAAATATCAGTTGCACAAGCCTACACATTGCTCAACATTACAGGCGTAAGTGGTAGAGTACCTATTTTTACGGGTACGAATGTAATATCTAATTCGGCTCAACTATTATGGAATAATACAAATAATCGAATGACCATAACAGGCTCTGTTGCTGGAGGTGGCGCAGACAGTTCGATATTAAATATTCAAACTGGGGCAATAACTGGTACTACAGAGTTCTTAGGAATGCGTGGTAACATTACAGGGAATATGGCAATGTCTCTGAATAATAGTAATAATTTAGCCAATTCAAATACTATTTTTCAACTATCTACAGGTGGATCAATAGCAGCAGATCCTGTAATTCAATTCAGCGTTACAGGTGTAGTAAGTCATGCTATAGGGTTGGACAATTCAGACAGTGACAAATTCAAGATAACACCTAATGCAAGCGCACCGGGTGGAACAGTAAACAGCGGATTAATTATAACAAATACTACTCCACCAAAAGTAGGAATAAATAAGGATGCGCCTGATGTGGAATTAGACGTGAATGGGCAATGCAGAGCTTTGAATTTTACAGGTAAATCAAACCCTTGGACTGCTGCTAATTTTGTGATTGGAAATGGATTGGGAACAGGTGGCGGAATATTAAGCGTTACAGGAACAGGTAATAGCGTAGCTGTTGTATTTAATGTTGGTACATCACCTGTTGCAGATGGTAAAATGTTCGATATTACCTATCCGTATGCCTTTAAAACAAGTTCATATCTAACATGGAATGCCAAAGGGTCAGTTGGATTGGCAAACTTTTTAAAATACGACAATACAGCAACAAGTGCAATAGGAGCAACAATGACAGCAGTAGGAACTTTAGCAGGTGGTTCTCAAACTTTAGTATTCCATATTTGGGGCGCAGATAGTAACTAAAAAAATATAAATATGATAACTACAAGCGGTTCAGCATTTGTAATTGAAAGCAGCAGCCAGCAAAAGTTTTCAGGCAGTTCAATAATTTGTGATTCACAATATTATGTATTAGCAGGTCTATTTTTGGTCACGCTTAATATTCTTGATACTGTTACAACAAATTATATAGGAACAGGATATGTAACATTGACAACAGCTGAAGTAGACGCTGAAACAGGTAGTGGATCAGGGGAAACAGCACCTTGGTTTAATGCATTAGAAAAAGCAGTAGTGACCAAGTTAAGTGCATATACTGGCAACTCATCAACAACTTTTACAATCGTCTAAAATAAAAACAAACTTGGCAAACATAATAGCAAATCTGCCACTGCAAATAGATTACGAAGTCTGGCAGGGCGATACATGGACACCAGGCACAATTACGGCCACTCTATCCGGAACGCCAATCAATTTTTCAGGCTGGACTGCGAAAATGGAGATCAGGAATGCAATCAGCAATGATGTGGTGGTAACACTTACTAGCACTCCATCGCAGGGCATTACCATATCAAGCCTTGGTGTAATAACGCTTACAATGACGGCCACGCAAACAAGCGGTTTGTTAGGGAGGTATTTGTATGATTTAGAATTGACAAACGGCGCAATTATTAAAACCTACACGGTTGGAACAATTGAAGTCAAAAGCGATACTACAGTAAACTAATAACATAACAAGAACTTAAAAAACACATAAACATGGCAACATTTAACAAGTTCAACGCATTTGTAGAAAACGTAGCTGAAGGGGTACATAACCTACAGACAGGTCAGTTAGTCGTAGCACTTACTAATACTCTGCCAACCTCGTCTAACACTGTTTTGGCTAACATTACAGAAATAAGTTACACCAACCTATCAAGCAGAAACATTACTACATCAAGTAGTAGTCAAACTTCAGGATTATACAAACTAATATTAACAGACATAATATTGACGGCTTCAGGAGCGGTAGGGCCATTCAGATACGTTGTTATATACAATGATACACCTACCAGCCCAGCAGATCCGCTCATTGGGTGGTATGATTATGGCAGCTCTATTACATTAGCAACCTCAGAAACATTTACAGTAGATTTTGACGCTGCAAATGGATTGATTAATTTGCAATAAAGATGGCATATACTAACGCAATATATTACATTAATTTGGCAAGCGGGTCAGATGCGGCAAGAACCGCTCTAACCTCGTGTATTGCCTCGAATCCGTCTGGGACAATTACAAGAATAACTAAGACAGCGCATGGTCTGGTAACAGGCGCAGTAGTAGACCTAACGCTGTTTACGACCTGGCTTAATGCGGCATTCAAGATCACTGTAGTAGATGCTAATAGCTTTGATTTAGACGCTACTACATGGCAAGCTACAGCCGATGCAGATGGCACAGTAACTCCGAGAGGAGGCATGAACTGGACAGACGCATGGCTGACGTTTACGACTGGAGCTACGGCTGCAAGACTCGCTACGGGTGATACTTTGAGAATAGCAAAAACTGCCGATGAGGTTTCACTTGGCCAAAATGCTACCTGGACGGATGGCAGTCAGACCGTAACCCTTACAACTGCGGTGACTAAGAAAATTGAGGACGCAATAGTAGCCTGGACACCTTCTACAAATGTCACATCGGCAACAACTAATATACGAAAAATAGGAGCAACTTCAACTATCATAACGCCATCAGTAGCCTTTACAACCGGCAAATTAGCTTACAGGGCAATTGCTGGAGGGGGAACACAGGATTTTTCAGGGTATCAATATCTAAATCTCTGGTATCAAACTAATATCCCAACAGCAGCAGGAACGTATAAGTTATGTCTATGCTCAGATACAACAGGCGATACAATCGTGAATGAAGTTTTGCTCCCCTCGCAATTAGCAAACACCTCCTATACACCTGTGTCAATTAACTACGGTGCAGCTTTGGGGGCGTCAATACAAAGCGTAGCTATATACTGTGTTATTGATGCGGGGGCTGACCAAATCCGTATCAATAATATTTTTGCGTCAAATGGTGATATATCACTAAAAACCTTAATAGGAAAAACAGGTGATACAAACTACAATATCCAGTCCATAGACGGGGTAACCATTAAAATTGATTCAAATAATACTACTGCGACTGGGCGTGGATATTCAGGCACAACATCTACACAAACATTATACTATCAAGTTCCTTTTGAAATTACCACAACAGGAATTGCTAACACCCTAAACCGAACTGGCAATAGGGGGGCTGGCCTCAATATATGCTCTGGGGGATGGAATACGTCTACTAATTTGCGTGACGGTATGACTGTATTTGGAAGTTCATTGTTAGGAATTGGAGCTGTATTTTCGACAACAGCAGGGTGGCGATTTGAAAACTTCAAATTTGCAAGATTCCAAAATATGATGACGGCAGCAAACAATACTGAATATAGCAATATTGTTTTCTGTGGTGGATCAGTAGCAATACAATCTAATACTGTTATTGATGTCAAGTTATTAAATTGCTTAGTATATAATTGCAGTAGCTCATTATCCATGAGCAATGCTGAAATATATTGTATAAATACAAACTTTTATAACAATACGAGTTCACCTGTTTCAAGTGTAATCGGTAACT